CTCCTTCTCTTGGGTTGGGGTAGTGTACGGGCGTATACCTACAAGACAAGCGTCTGTACGAAGATTCCAGTGGCATACCTGCACGGCCTTTCCTTTCCGAGCCTTGTGCGTTGTGCAGGTATCTAAGCAATGCGACCAAAAAAAGAGACAACGATGGTGGCAATGTCGAACACCGCTCGAGCAAGGGCGCTTTCTGTCCCCAGTTGCTGGCCCAGGTGCACCAGCGTCAGGGCAACCACCAAGTCGTTCCAAGACACTCTGCTCATGACGTTCTCCATTCGGGGGGAAGAGTAGTCTAGTTATCTGCGAAACGTCAATAGGGACTTGAGAAGATTTTCTCGGCCTATGAGATCAGCCGCGCCTGCTGGCTGGCGGACGGCCTTGGCGTGTGCCGGCGGCACGCTCTGCCGCAATCACGTCTGCCCGCTCTCGTAGCTCAATGGCGTCATAGACGGGGCATCGTTTGCCAAATCTATGGTCTGACCAGATTTCCTTTTCGCGGGCCAGCTGCCGCAGGTAGCCCACGCCAACGCCCAGGATCTCGGCGGCCTCAGTGGTGCCTACGAGTTCCCGCTGTGTCTCCGTTGCCGTGTCCATGGCCAGGAGTTTAGCGGGCTGTCTAGCGGGTGTCAGTTTTTTCTTCGCCATGTTTCCAGTTCACGCAGTCCGATCAATCATACGGATTAACTCGCCTTGCCTGCTGTACTGGAAACGCTGTACAGTAGATTCGCGGCGATGTTTCTACCGGATGGGGTGTAGTTTGTACATTTGTACACTATCCGCTAGCATCGCCTTTTTACCAGAAAATGGGAGGCGTGCGATGACTCTGAGAGATTTGCTGATTGACCGGATTGCCCCGCTCAAAGGGCTGTCGGACAGGTCTGTGGCTATGTATTCGGCAACGCTGGACAGGTTCCGCGATTACCTAGGGCACGAGGCCACGGTGGACGATCTGGACGATTTGACGGCCGCAAAGTTCCTGCGGTGGCGGCAGGCTACCCAGCACAGCAAGTGGAAGAAGATCTCGCCGGCCTCGCTAGCCAAGGATAGCGCCCACCTGCGTAGCCTGTGGACTTGGCTGGCCAAGAAGCGATGGAAACGGTCTGACGGCGAACTGGTCGAGTTCCCAGACTACGCCCGGCCTCGCGTCCCTAAGCCCGTTCCGAAGGCTTTTCGGGCCGATGAGCTCGCAAGGCTTGTCGATACCGCCCGGCACAGGAAGGGCACCGTAGCGGGCAAGCCAGCGGCTTGGTACTGGGTGACGAAGATTCTCGCCATGTTTCAGACGGGCGAGCGAATCGGTGCTGTGCTCGAGCTTCGATGGGAGCAGGTGGATCTGGAGCGGCACACGCTGACGTTTCTCGCTGCCACCCGCAAAGGGCACAGGGAGACGATTACGCGGGCGATCACGCCGGAGTTGGCCAAGATGCTGGCCATGTGCAAAGGGGCCCCCAGCGAGCGTGTGTGGCCTTGGGTGGAGGATCGTGAGTTCCTGTCCATCTACGGCAGCCTGCGAGTGCTGTGTCGCACAGCTGGGGTGCCATACCACCCGTTTCATTCAATCCGGAAAAGCACAGCGAGTTATCTGAAACGGGCCGGAATCTCGGCCAAGAAGCAGCTGGGGCACAGCAGCGAGGAGATGGCGGAAACCCACTATTACGACGAGGAGATAACGGGACGGGAGTCCAACCTGGACTACCTGCCAGACATCACGCAGCGGCCAGAAGACAGGCCCGACGCTGGGCCAGGAAAGCCCAGATGACTCGGCACAGGGCGAGCGACGGCGGGAAAGGGATAAAACCGCCGCCGCTCAAGCCCTGGCCTAGGCGTTTTCTTTCATGGCCTTTGCCACCGCGAGCAGTTGCCACTCGGCCTTGATCCGGCGAATCTCAGCCAGCGTGTGCAGCAACATGGCTGCGAGCGATCCAGATGTGCCCGTGTATGCACCAGAGAATCGGCGTGCGGCCTGCTCGCACTCAAGCAGGTAGGCGTCAGTGAGCGGCTCACGCTGCGACAGGATGTAGGCTTCGCCCATGCGGCTCACTTCGCGCCCTCATCGAAAAGCACAATCGCCAGCAGGCTATACGCCGAGAGATCCAGCAGCGTGTCACGCACGCCCTCGTGGACGAGCCGGCCGGTGCGGCAGTACGTCTTCAGCCGCTGTACCTTGTCGGCCACTCTGACGAGGCAGGCACGCCAAGGCTCGATACCCACGAACTCAGCGCCCTGGCGGATGTTGGCTAGCGGGTCGTTCTCGCTGCCGTAGTCTTGGCTCTTGCTCAGGTGCAGCTGCCGTACCTCCTCAAGCAGTTCAAGGAACGGAAGCGAGCCGGGCCGCTGCTCGTGCGTGATGCCGTCGCCGGCCAGACGCTCAAGGGCCTCGTCTAGTTCGTCCTGAGACAGGCCAGCACGGTGCAGGTGGTGCTCGTGCAGCAGGTGCTCGATGTATGGCTCATCGACGTGTTGCGTTTCCTCGGTACTTGCATCAAAGCACCTAGGTTCTGTCGCCGGCTGAGACACGTCGTACCACTTCTCAAGTGGCTTTCCGGCGGCCTGCGCGTCGCGGCGTGCCTCGACTGCGTTTCGTAGCGTTTCGTTTGCTTCTGCGATTGACGGGCTCATCGGCGTCCTTTCGTGTGGCGTGCAGTGGGCAGATTTCGCTAATCCAAAACACCGGAGCGGTGCCCCAGAGAAACCCGCGTCCGTGGTGATTGTCCAACACTGGGCAAGTGCAGCCCGCTTCAATCGCTGCGTCGCTGCCTGGTGTTGGCTTACTCGTCATCGTTGTCATCGCGTGGCGAGTCGTGGAAAGACGCACGCAGTTCAGTGTGGTCCGTGTTCCACCGAAGCAGCATCCACCAACCGCCAAGCGGCCTGCTGCTCATGCCCTTTTCAACGGCCCAGCCATCGCTCAACGATTCCTGCTTGTAGGCCGCCGATCGAACGAGGTGAATCGGCCGCACCCGCACGAGCCCCGTAGGCGAGAGCCGTTGCCGGCTGGCCTCCACCATGGTGCGTTGATGGACGTGCCCTGCGTGGATGCAGTCGGCGTCAACGTCGATGAGATACCGTGAGTAGTCCAAAATTCCACGACTTATAGGCCCACCGCCACCATAACCATGGTGGTACCACAATCGGTACAGGGCCGTGCTCGTCTTTCCGGCCTTGGCCCGGAACATCACCCAGCCTGAGTAGCCAGCGTGTCGGCACTTGCTGCCTCGCACCCGCAGCTGCTCGACGAGCCGCGTGGTCAAGCACGTCTCCATCCGCTTCCGCACAGCCGTCTCGTGGTTGCCCGGCGTTATCAGCGCCATCTGCTCGCGGTACGGCTCGAGGTACTCGGCGCACTGGGTAACAATGTCGTCGTAGTAGTTGCCGCGTTGGAACTCGGGCCGCACGTCCCACTTGCCGTTCGATCGCGGGTCGTACTTGCCGCCCATCGCGTCGAAGTGGTCGCCAATGCTGAGCACTGCGGCGTTGAGCTCGCGGGCCTTGGTCAGATCCGCCGTGAGCTTCTCTCGGTTGCACTTCACGCTGTCCCAATGCCAGTCACTCGAGAGCAGCACCCATAGACGCTGGTTAAAGTCAATGCGGGTGACGCTGCCTTCAAGGCTTGTGACGTTCCAGGCGTCCGATGCGTTCTTGCGGCGGAATGTGCCAGCACTACGGCCCATCGTTCACCTCTCGGTATCCAAGACTCCAGAGCACGCGGGCAATATCCTTGCCCTGCTGCTCAACGTGCTCCTCAGACTGCGTTGGATTCAAGGCGTGCAGAAGTTCATGCACCAGCACCTCAAGCTTCTTGCGGCCACGCATGCGAGCGTCAAGGATGATCCGTGGGTGCTTACTCTTCTGCGAGAACGTGTACCCGTAGGCAGCGCCCTTGAGCGTGGTGAAACGCAGCAGCCACCGCTCGTCGCCGTTGAGCGTGAATACGTGATCGTCTGCCACGGCTCGCCCTTTCAAGCACCACCGTAGCGGGGGCGTCAACCGCCAGCCCTGCGGCACGCGAGGAGCACCAGTTGCCGAGCGGCGAGGTCAGTCCAGGGCAGAATGGTGCGTCCGTCCGCCCACCGCTTGCCGTGCTCTGTTCGCATGACGCCAAGAATCTCGGCCATGCCATCGTCAGACCGGACCCACTCGGGGCCGAGCGAGTCCATCTTGCGAGCCATCGCGTTGCATGAGCACGTCGGCGTGGACTCGATGCCGAGCCAATCCTTGAGCAGTGCCTTGAGTTCAGTGCCGCACAGCACCGGCGGCTCCAGCACGCCAGCGTGGCCGAGTTCCGCCAGCATCTTATTTGCTGCGTCGCGGAGCGACCCTTGCGGCTCGTACCCATCCTTTGCCACTCGGGGATACGAAGGGTGGTTAACGTCCACTTCAAACACGCCGCCGCCCAAGTGAGTCGTGAGACACGGGCTCACCTCGTCTGCGGTATAGCCACGCTCGGCTGCACGAAAAAGAACGTCAAACGCACGCAGTTTCATGGGGCAAGCACCACGGTCACCTCTGGCGGCGTAAACTTGCAAGGATCAAAACAGCCAGTGCCGCCGCAGGTGTCATCGGTTGTAAAGTTCACCAAGGTCATAGACACATCTGGCTCGCTGCCGTCGTAGCACATCCTGATCCAGCAGTCGTAAAACTCATTGACAATGACGGTTTCCCAGCCGTAAAAGTTGCCGTCCCCAAACTTTCTGAAGCCGGTGCCAGCAAACACAACTGAAATGTCGTAGCGAGCAGAGAAGCCGCAAATGCCGCCGCTTCCGACACTCCTGTCGAGTGTTGCAGAAATTTCTTTCATTGACGCTTGCGTGTAACTCTCGTCTCCTCCGTAGCGTCCGGTTGTAGTGCATACAAACAAGTCTATGTTTTGCGTTCCATAGTATTGGACTGTGCCTACGTTCTGCGTGCGTTGCGTTGTCAGTCCGCACCACTGGAACACAATCGAAGCATCTAGCGGTGGATTTGGGACTGGAAACGTACTGCCGTTGCACTCCTCGCCAGCAGCAAGAACACTGCCGACATTTTGATCGCAACAGCATTCCGGGTCCGGGGTGCTGACGCAATTCTGCTCAACGCACTCGCACCCTTCCGCACAGTCAGCCGCTGTCTCGCACGACCCGCGACACGGGTCGCAGCATATGCACCCCATTACGGAACCCTCACGCAGAGGAAAGCAGAGGTATATGACGAAGATATAACTGCTGCTGTCGCGCCTGACTTCAACAAAGATATGTTGATCGAACAGTTAGCAGTGTTGATAGACCCCGACGCCGATACATCAGTCAGAAATGATCGCGATTGCGTCTGCGTTACAAAGACCGCCGTAGCCGTTTGCAGCACAGGCACTACGAGCCACCAAGAAGTACCTTCCTTGCCGACAAGGCAGTTCTCTGGCGTTGTGTGGCTATGGGCAACTGGCCAAGAAAGGTTGGTCACCGTCTGCGTAGCGGTCGGTGCGTACTTGAACGTCACCGTCTTGCTGGCACCAATAGTCCATGAGCCAGTAAAAGTAGCGGCCCGCACTTGCTTCGGGATGCGATCCGAGATCCGCCTATCAAACGTCAGCGGCGACGCAGCTGCCGGTGTGAGCTCGGCCTGGCGAACGACGCGAGCAACCCGCTCAGCGCTTTCCCGAGTGAACTGCACCGCGTCGAAAGGTTTCTTCTGGCGTGCCATTGCTACACGGTTGGAGGCGTGCCGAACAGCGGCGAGAAGTTCACTTCCTCGCAGACGCGACGCTCATTAATGAACGGGAAGTTAGTGAAGTTCATGCCGCCAGAGCCGTTAAGTCCGACAGGATTTGCGGACGCGACCCACTCGCCATTCTGGAAATCAAAAACCATCGCGCGTCGCTTCTGGCCGCCGTCGATAAAGTTCCATCCAACATCTGGCAGAAACAAGTTCCATGTGCTTTGGCGATACTGAAGCTCTGACGTAGTTCGCCAATACTGGTGGGACACGTTGTTGTAGATTTCGGTGACGTACTCAGTAGAGACGCCAGCCACCTTCCAGCAGTGGACGTTGCTTGTGCCTGCAGCTGCGAGGTAGTTGCCAGAGTTCAGCTTGTTGGTTGCGTTGATTAGATGAACCGGCCCGTTATCGGCATCAAAGTCTGAGTAGTTCTTTGAAACCTTTGCCACCACAATAAGCTCTTCAGTTTGCAGCCCCTCGTAGTAGTCAAACGCAGAGTTTGTCAGCGGGCGTCGAGTCGTGCCGTCCCAGTAGTAGAGCGCCGCCACCTGGCTTGGCTTTGACTCAAAGCTCCACTCCGCAGCGCGGGACGTTGGGGATAGCAGTTCGTTGGCGGAAACCACGCCATACTCAGCCACAGCAAGAACGTGGTACGGCGAATCTGAGTAGCGTTCAGTGACGGTTACCTTGCGAAGGCCGAAGTATGGGTTGGCGAGATGAGGGTACTGAGTTCCGTAGTTGTTTATGCTCAGCGCATTAATGACATCGCTGTGCGTGGTTGGGTTGTTTTGCAGCGTGTCATCAGTCAGCGTCACAGCCCAGGTGCGGACGGCCTTCGGGGAGCCACCTAGCTCGTTCTCAAAAGTGCTAGCAAGCTCGTGGTATGACGCAACGCCCATCAGTTAAGCCTTGCAGCACCGACGATTGCGACGGGCTGGTTAAAGTAGTTGCTCGCCGCTTGGCCGATGCCAAGTGCCACCCGCTCAAGAAGCTTTGTCTGAAGCCTTGCCTGAATCAGTGCGGGGTCTTGGGCCTGAGCCGCTGTCTGCAGCACTAGGTTTGCCCCCTCAACGCTTCGCACGTCGGCCACGTTGATCGACTGTTGGCCAAGCGTGTTGAGTTTGCGAAGTCGTTCTTCCTGCCGCTTCGCTTCGGCCTCGGCGGCCTTGCGCTGCTCTTCAAAGATGCGGGCCTGCTCCTGGGCGTACTGCTGCTGGGCCTGCTGCTGCTGTTGCTGGTACGCCTGCAGGGCAGTCTCTTGCTGCTTGCGGATCTCTTCTTCTTGCTTACCGCGACCGCTGGCAATGTCTTCCTCTTTTGCCTTTACTTGATCCAGCTGGCCAAGCCGCTGTGCGGCTGCATCTGCCTCGGCTTTGTTCCCGGATTCGCGTGCCTTCTTAAGTTCTTCTTGAACTCGCACAATCTCTTGCTCAATCTCAAGCACCCGCTGAGAAGCGGCAAGCCTTTCCTGATCTCCACCAAACTGTTGAAGCGCAAGTTGCTGGTCGACGTATTCGTTAATGCGCTGTCGTTCTTGACCAGTTCTTTCAATATTTGCGATTTCCTCGTCGTATATTTTTCTTCTTCTGGCAACTTCAGCTTCGTACGCCTCCTTGCTGAGAAGTCCGTCCTTGACTTGCTGTTGCAATTCAGCAACATCAAGCGAGAACGCAAGCCACGAAGCCGACGCCTCAGCCCCAAGAGCAACAGCCTTTTCCCGCAGCCCGTCAATTGTGTCGCCGACAGCGTCAAACGCTGCCTGAAAACCTTGGCCGAAGCCCTGCTCTAGTGCCTGCTGCTGCTCCTCAAGGCTAGCCTGCAGTTGATCCAGCTCTGCCTGACGGGCAGCAGCTGCGTCTGCCTGCGCTTGGTTGTCAGAGGCACGGGCGGCGGCGAGTTGCTCGGAGACGCGGGCTTGCTCACGCTGGACGGTCTGCAGATCCTGCTCAAGCTTGGTGGCCTCATCGTTGGCGGCCAGCAACGAATCGATACGATCTCTGTCGTTTTCAATCAGCTTGCGCTGCTCCTGCTCAAGCTTCTTCACGCTATCAATTTGGGCCTCGTAAGCAGCCTGTGCCGCCTCAGCTCCTCTCGCAAGCGTCTCGTCGTTAATGATGTCGGCCTCAAACTGCCTTTGTAGTTCTTCGACGGCAGTCTGGTACTTCAGCGCTGCCTCAAATCCAGCTTGCCCAAACTGTGCCGATTCGTCGATTGCCTTGGACAACTCGGCACGGATGGAGGCAATAGCCTGATTGGCGTTGTCTGTAACCTGAATCTCTAGCTTTGCGTCCTGCTCAATCTTTGAGATCTCTTCCTTGAACACATCGCCTGCCTGTTTCGCGGAACGGCGAAACGTCTCTTCGTTTATGAGTTCTTTATCGAGTTGTCGCTCAAGCTCCTTGATGGATTCCTGATACCGCAGTGCGGCGTCAAATCCCGCCTGACCAAACGCAGCCGACTCGTCGATAGCGTTGCTGAGGTTTGCGTTGATTCGCTCTAAATCGTTTGCGAACTCTTTGACGAAGCCAGCTTCCAGCGGGTCTTCCATTTCCGCACGCAAACGAGCCACGTCTTGCGCTGCTTTTTGGTTGCTGCCGGTTAGGTCATCAAACAGTCCGTTGACAGAGGCAAGAGCGTCGCCAAGCAATGAAAATGCACCACCAATACCGTCCAGTACGGGCGTCAAGACAAAGCCGATGGCCTGCGCCAGACGTGTCACCGTGCCGATCAAGTCAGCGAACAAACGAGCCACGCCGTCAACGAGGCCAGCGAATGGCAGTAGGGCAGACTGGCCAAGCCCGGCCAGTGAAGTCTTGACGTTGTCGAACGCCTGGCCGAGCGACCCAATGCGATCGCGGTCGATGTCGCCGATTGCAGCGGAGAATCGACGCAATGCGACTTCGCTTTCGGCAATCGCGTTGAATACCGGCACCAGCGTGAGCCCGGCTTTGCCAAGCGTCTCGGTCGCCAATGCTGCCCGCCTCGCGGGATCTTCAATGCCCTGCAGCGCTTTGGCAGTCTCCTGAGCCAACGCTGCGGGATCAAGCGTGAGCAGCTGCTCCTGCGAGATCCCGAGCTCACGGAATGCGTCGGCGGCCTTGCCGGTGCCGCTGCGAGCCTCATTGATGTTCACGGCCAGTTTTTGGATGCCAGCCGCCAGGGCATCAATTGAAACCCCGCTTCGTCTCGCTGCCTCGTCAAGAATCTGAATCGTCTGGAAGTCAGTGCCAAGTTGAATAGCCGTATTCCCCAGCTGCTCAACGCGGCCCTCAAGGTCTGCAAGCCCGCGAGTGATTGCCGTGGCAGCAGCACCAAACGCAGCAAACGAAGCGATGCCGATATTTAGCGGAGATGCCAGGGCAGACAACTGAGAGCCAAGGCTGGAAAGCCCTGTCTTTAGGCCACCTGAGAAGACTCTGCTAAGCCCTTCCGACGCGCTGGATAGCCCAGAGAATCTGCCAGCGATATTGCCGAGCGGGCCAGGAAGCGCAGCAAGGATGCCGCTGATCTCGTTAAACTTCAGCCCACTTTCAGCAGCCTTTTTGACAGATTTTCCAAAGCCATCGGCAGCGGCCGTTGCCTTGTTAAAAATCGCATTCTGCCTTTCAAGCTCAACGTCAAACTGCTTTTTTGTCAGAAGCCCTTTTCGCTCTAGGTCAATGGCTTCATCAATTGCGTCGTTGAATATCTGTTGCGATGTACGTCCAGCCGCGATGATTGCCGCCGCCTTTGCCGTTTCCTGCGCCCGCAGCCTCTGTGCTGCAGCTGAGTCTTCCGCTAACCGCTTTTCAACGGCTGCGATTTGCTCAAGCGCGGCCTTTTCTTTGGCAGCGTCTGCTTCTCGTTCAGCAGCAAGCTGACGCCTTAACTCAAGGCCATCGCGCTCTAGTTGGGCCGCAAGGCCGCTAAACTCAAAACGAGCACGAGCGGCGGCCTCTTCAGAGATGCCGTTAGCAGTAATGATCTGGTTAAGCTCTTCGAGCTGCCTAGCTCGGCGTTCCTCGTCAGTAAGGAACTGCTCAGTAATCTGTCGGCCGCGTTCTAGCAGTCGCAGCCTTTCTTCTTCAGCCTTTGCAGCAGCTGCATTCGCTCCGCTCGATTCAGCAACAGCCCGTGCGTACTGCTCCTCGTCAAGGGCACCCAACGCAACAAGCTCGCTGAGCCTGGCGAGCGTCTCGGCGCGAATCTCTTCCTCTGTTCTGTTTTGCTCAATTACCTTTGCGGCTTCAGAGAATGCGTCAGCGGTGTTTCGCACTTCCTGCTGCAGGGCCGCGTACTGATCGGCGTAGGCCTGGGCGTTCAGTCCACCTTTAAGCTGCTCAGCCAACGCCGCAAACTTGTCATTCAGAGTCGCCTGTGCAGCCGATGCCGCCTCGCTGTTCTTGGCGAACTCGTCAAAAACAGACGTGGCCTTGCTCGCCTGCTTGGCCAGATTTTCAAGTGCCCGCTCAGCCGGCGTCAGGTTCTTCACCACGCCAGAGGCGTCAGCGTTTACCTTGAGCGCGAGTGAGAGGATGGTGGCCATGGCTTACTCGGGGAACGCCAGGAGCTTTTGCAACTCCCGCTTCATATCGTCTGCGTGCTGGGGTGGTTTCTCAATCGGGTTGAAATCGTCTGCTTTCGGTGCCTTGCCTTGCTGGGAGTACGGTGCAAGCACAGCACTCGTCAGCAGGCCCGTCTGCCGCCATGGATCAGGAAGAGCGTGGTAGTAGCGAGTGAACGCAATCCACTCCGTGAGCTCCTGCGAATCCATGCGGCGAGACAGTTCCCTCACCGTCATTCCTAAGTGCCCCGCCAGACGAAACAGGAAACGCCTCGTCGGGCGGACGCTTAGTTTTTTGCGAGTTCCTCCACGTCAGTCTCGGTCATGTTGTTGTGCTTGAGCGCCTTCTCGAAGAGCTTGGACACGATGGCCGCTGACTTCTTCGCCAGCTGCTCAATGCCAGCCTCGTCAAAGAGACGCTCGCCACTCTCGGGATGGCACAGGCAGCGGGCCAGATACTTCGTTCTGAAGTTGTCGATACCCGTCTCCTTCTTGCCCACCCACTCCTTCTCGTAGCTGTCCCGCTCTTCCACGGTCATGACTCGCACGCCAAGCACAAGCGGCTTGCCGTCACCGCCTTTCCACTCACGCACTGTCACTTTGAGAACGGGCAGATCGTCAGCCGCAAGAATCTGGGCAGCAAGTTCTGAAACGCTCAGCATGGTTCCTCCTAGCCTTGGACTCGTAGCGTGACTGCGTACCGCGTCACGTCATTGACCACGCCAGCCATGGTGAACTTCTCAAGCACTGCCTTGCCCGAGTAAGCGAGCCCGCCACCAGCAATGGTGACTAGCGAGCGCTTGCCGTAGTTGGCCGTGGAGATGTTCGCCGTGGTTAGGCACTTCATCTCTATAGTGCCAATGTCAAGCGTCCACGTACTGGCGCGAGCCAATGGAAGAGCGCCGCCGTGAGTTACGGTCAGTTCCGTAACCTCACCGAAGTTCACGCTGTTCCACGTAGCCGTAACGCCCGCTGAGTAGCCAGCCATGACGGGCCTCCGTCACGGACTAGCTACGGGCAATACGGATGGTGGCCTGGCCTCGGATCGCGTCCTGCGTCGCCAGCGTGAGCGTGGACGAGTTGACGGTGCCAGCACGGCTCAGAAGCGACGTACCGCCAACCGTGATGGCCAGGGTGCCAGTTTCCTTGTCAGCAATGATCGTCTTGCCGATGTAGTCAAACTGAACGGTCTGCCCGGTGTCGCCAGAGGCAGCGCCGGCCAGCGGCAGGTCAAGCGTCTTGGCAGTCTCGCCAGCCGTCTGGCCAAGGTGCGAAACGGAAATCTTGTCCTCGGTAGCAGTCGGGTCCGTCATGCTGACGACGACGTTGGTGACGGTGTACGTCGTGCTCTTCCACGTAAGGACTGTGCCCGAGCCATCATGCGGAGTTTCAAAGGCCATCTGCTAAGTCTCCTGCCAGAGGATTGAGAAAGATTGCGTCACCTGATAAACGGGCGGTAAGTCACCGCCAGCGAGTTGTACGAAGCCGTCAGACTCGGTTTCGAGGCTCACGTTTCGAACGCTTACGTAGTCTGTCACCTGCCCGCCCCATCCATCCAGAACTGAACGGATTCTGTCGGCGGCCTCGCGGGCCTCTTCGTACGTGGTCGAGAACACGTCCACAGCCAACTGAACAGACGTGGCACCTGTCGGGCCTGAGAGCCCTTGCGAGCGGCTGACGCCCGTGCGTCGCCATGTGGCAAATGGTAGGGACGCAGACGCCGGTGCGATCACGGGCCAGATACGCTGGCCAAGGATCATGGCCACGGCAGGATCTGCAACGAGTGCTCGAGCAGCTGCCTGCTCTGGTGACTTCAGCACGGCTAGCCTCCAGCCTGGATGGTGGCACCAGTCACGCTGCCGGTGCTGGTGTACGTGAGCGCCTCCAAGGCACGCTCAAGAGAAATCCGTAGTTCAGACGTGAGCCGCTCAGCCACCTTGCCCTGGTACTCGTTCCAAGTCTTTCGCAGCGGCGGCTCACCGCTGCCGCCAGGATTCATGGCAGGAATGACGATGGGCGTCTTGGACTTTTGGAAAAACGCTTTCGGGTAGGCAGGATCTGTCTGCACTCGATGACCGCTCTCCCCGCGTGGAGGGCGAGGTGTCTTCGTCATCTTGAACTGCCCCAACTCGCTGTATGACGATGCGATGTAGGCATTCTGCCCAGAGACTTGGTGAGCCTTGATGCTGGCCACTTTGCCAGACTTCATCGTTCTTTGGTGAGCCTTCCGCTGGTAGGGCTTGTTTGAGAGCTTGGCGACAACTCGCTGCTTGGTGCCGAACTCAAGCCACCACTGATGAAACGCACGGTCAGGGCCAGTCTGCACCGTGCCGCCGGCAGCACTGCTGGAGTTCCCAACGCCAGCACGGTTGTAGCCAATCAGGCCCACAGCCACGCCGCTGTTCTTGTACTTCACGATCTTCATATTCACGGCACGCTTGAGATTGCCAGTAGGCCCTACTGGCGTGTTCTCTCGCAGCCGCAGCTTTGCTGGCTCAAGGGCCTTCTCCAAAGCATCGCCAAGAGTCTCGGCAAGCCCTTGGTTGTCAAAGACTTTGCCGAGCGACTCCTGCAGCCGCAGAAGCTCGGACGTGTCAAGCGAAAGGTTGACGCCAGCAACGGCCATCTATGCGGCCTCCTGGCAGACGAGCTCGTGCTCGCTACGGTTCCCGTGCTCAAGCAGGCTGACGATCTCCAGCGTGCGGCCACGCCAGACGATCCGCATGGATTGCGTCAGCCCGTCAAGCCACCGCATGCGGACGCGGTGCGAAACTTCAATCTGCTGTTGCCCGTACTGCAAAAGCTCGCGGGACGATACGCCTTCCACGCTGGCCCAACGCTCAGCGAACGTGGCCCACGAGAGTACGGTTTCTCCAAGAGCGTTCCGAGAC